CTCTGGGGCTGCTCGACCATCGGCTCAACGCCTGAAGCAGCGCCGGCTCCGGTCTTCGCGTACTAGGAGAACACATGAACCTGAAGAACATCCTCTCGACCCTGCTTGAGGTCCTCGGCATCGCTGCGGTCGTGCTCGCTCTTTTTATTGTCGCCCCGACTCTCGGCCTACTTGCTCTGGGCATGGTGGTATTTCTGGCCGGCTTCCTGATCGACGGCGACTGATATGGGTCTCTTTAGACCACAGCGCGAGGAGCGCGCGATCTCGTTTCAGTCCATCTGGGGCTCGGGCGGAGACTTCAATCCTGACAAGTCCTACACCCTCGCCGACGGCCTGAGACTCTCAGCCGTTATTGCTTGTATCAACTTGCGCGCCTCGACCATTGCGCAGCTCCCGCTCGTCTCATATCAGACCGACGCTCAAGGACTGCAGCAACCAGTCGCCCTTCAGCCGCAGCTCATCGCCGCACCGTCGAAGCTTCCGAGGTCGTTCTGGCTGCGCCAGATGTCCATGAGCCGAGACCTCTACGGCAATGCATGGGGCGCAATCACCGGCAGAGACGCCGCCGGCTATGCCTCATCTGTCGAATGGCTCAACCCTGTCAGCATCAAAGTCGTCGACAGCAGCTCAGTCGGCCGGGCTCAGATCCGCTACAACGGCCAACCCTTCAGCCTTGACGACATGCTCGTCGTGCCCGGCTTCCCGGTACCTGGTCAGCAGTTCGGCATCGCACCACTTGAAAGCTCCGGCCTCATCGAGCTCTCATCGAGGGCGCAGGAGTTCGGCTCCGAATGGTTCGCCAACGGCGCAGTGCCTAGCTCGATCATCTACGCAGACCAAGAACTCACCGCCGAGCAGGCCTCGCAGATCCGCTCAAGCATCACCTCATCATGGAAGAAGCGCCGCCCGGCAGTCGTCGGGAGCGGCCTCAAGTACGAGTCGATCGACGTCAACGCAGACGAGAGCCAGTTCCTAGAGACGAAGCGGAACTGCGCCATCGAGATATGTCAGGTCTTCGGAGTCCCGCCCGAGAAGATCGGAGTCGCTTCGAGCGGCTCCTCGGTGACGTATGCGAACCGAGAACAGCAGGCTCAGCAGTTCCTCGTCGACTCCATCAACGCCGACCTAGTGCTCATTCAAGAGGTGCTCACCGCTGCAGTCCCTCAGCCGCAGTACGTCCGCTTCAACACCGGAGCCTTGCTCCGCTCGGATCTGCAGACCCGTTATGCAAGCTATGCGACGGCCCTCGCTGCGGGATTCTTGACCGTCGACGAAGTCAGAGAACTCGAAGATCGGCCTCCTCTGGCCGACATGAAAGCGAGCCCGAATGCATGAACTGCGAGCAAATAAGGACCGGCCAGAACTGCGGACCGCCGAAAACTCTCAACCTTCACTAGAGGGTTACGGTGCGACTTTTGAGCGCCTGAGCCAGAACCTCGGAGGCTTCGTCGAGATCATCGACCCTCAAGCCTTCACGGACACTCTGCGCCATGCCGATAGAAACATCATCGGAGCGTTCAATCACGACATGAGCTTGCTCCTAGCTACGACCGACTCAGGCACGCTGGAGCTTGGCGTCGACGAGACCGGCCTCCGCTACCGGATGCAGCTCGACATCACAGATCCAGACGCTCAGCGTGTCATGGCGAAGGTGAAAGCCGGCAAGGTGCGCGGCTCCTCGTTCAGCTTCTCGACGTTGGCCGACTCCTGGACAACTACCGAGGAGGGCTTCCCGCTTCGACGCCTTGAAGCAGTCCAGCTTTACGAGCTCGGCCCAGTCTCCTCGCCCGCTTACCGTTCAACAGAGGAAGCAGGCAACGCAGTTGCGCTGCGCTCCCTCTCTCAATTCGTAGACCTGCCATTCGAGCAGGTCTCCGAGGCTGCCCGACTGGGCACGCTAGACCACCTCATCCTTCGAGATGTCCGCTCGGACGTTCCAGACGAGGAAGAGCCAACGGAGCCAGAGACCCCCAGCGACCCTGACGTCTCGACCTCTAAGCGGACAGGTCGCCGCAACCCGCCCACCCGCTGAGCTCGCGCGAAACGCACCTCGGCACTGTTACCGAATACCCGCCGGCACTCCCGTCGACGGACTAACCCAAACACAGACAGGAGGATTCATCATGAATCCAGAAATCAAGCGCCTCGTAGAGGCACGAAACAAAGCATGGGCCGAGATGCGCGCCCTCTCCGATCACGTCGCAGCCGAGGGCCGTGAGTTCTCAGGTGAAGAAGAGATCCAGTGGGCAAAGGGTAACGCCGACCTCGACGCACTCGACGCTCGCCTGAACTCGATCATCGAGCTCGAACAGCGTAACGCCGACATCGAATCTACCCTCGGGCGCTTCGCTCCGTCGGAAGCTCCCGCAGAGGTCAAGGTCTCCGACTCTGACATGTTGCGCTCCCTCGCAAGTGGCGAGCGTCGCTTCGCTGAGTTCGGCCCAGAGGCTGCTGAGAAGCGCGTCCTCTCGAAGCTGACCGCAGGCGCTGGAGCGAACACCGTTCCTGTCTCCTTCTACGACCAGCTCATCGTCGCCCTCAAGGAAAACTCGACGGTAATGGCTGCGAACGCCATGCTCATCGAGACCGCAGGCGGCGAAGGCCTCCAGGTTCCGACCGCTGCTTCTGGCTCCTTCCCTACAGCGGCCCTCGTCGCAGAGGCTGGAACCATCGGAGCATCGGACGCAGCCTTCGGTCAGGTCACCCTCGGGGCGTACAAGTACGCATTCTTGACACAGGTCAGCTCTGAGCTGCTCTCCGACGCTGCAGTCAACATCGAGGCCTTCTTGGCTCAGGTTGGCGGCCAAGCACTCGGGAACGGCTTCGGCGCTGCGACCATCACCGGCACCGGCTCATCCCAGCCAGTCGGAATCGCAGGCTCTGCAGGCTTCGCCACCGTCGCCTCGGCGACTGGTTCAGCCGCTGCAGGCTTCACGATGAACGACTGCTTGACCCTGATGCACTCCATCACTCGGCCATACCGCGAGGGCGCCAGCTTCATCTGCAACGACTCCGTCGTGTTGCAGTTGCGCAAGCTGCGCGATCTCACCGCCACCACTGGCGCATACCTGTGGCAGCCATCAACACAGGCCGGACAGCCTGACTTGCTTCTCGGCAAGCCAGTCTTCACCGACCCGAACATGCCAACAGTTACCACCACGGCCGGCAAGGGCCTTGCATTCGGTGACTGGGGACGTGGAGTCATGGTCCGCATCGCCGGCGGCGTTCGCGTCGAGTCCAGCCAGGACTATGCATTCAACACCGACCTGAACACCTTCCGCTTCATCATGCGCGGAGATTCTCAGATCATCGACGCGGCAGCAGCTCGGGTACTTACTTACCTGACCTAATCCGCTAGCTGAAGGGCGCACGCTGAGCTTCGGTTCGGCGTGCGCCTCAAGGCGTTATCGAAAGGGGCACAGATGCCCGCAATCCGTTTACAGATCGCTTCAGCCGGCTTCGAGTCCGGCGCAGTCATCGAGGTCGACAAGGCCACCGCTGACAACCTCGTCATGCACGGCTTCGCCACTCGCGCCGAAAAGGACGAGATCGTGATCGGCTCACTAGAGACCGCCTCGGCCGATCTCAGCGCCGAGAACGCAGCAACGCCCAAGCCACGCGGCCGCAAGCCTAAAGCGTCCTAAAGATGCACAGAGACGTTCTGGAGTGGGTCCAGAGATGGGCGCCCTCTGGGCCTCAGAACGTCCTCGACTGCGGAGGCCGAAACATTAACGGCCACCCCGGCTTCTTGTTCGACTCCTCTTCAAGTTTCGAGATCGTGGATCTCGTCGAAGCGCCCGAGGTGACATGGGTCGGCGACATCTTGGACTTCGGAGCGGTTGAAACTTTCGACGTGGGACTGCACCTCGAAGTCGCAGAACACACTCCCGACTGGCCGCTCCATATCCGCCACATCTCGCACCTCCTCAACCCTCACGGCGGTCTCTTCATCTTCACCGCTGCAGGCTACGGACGAGCTCCTCACTCAGCAGCCGACGGCGGCAGCCTCCAGCCGGGCGAGTACTACCAGAACATCAGCCCCGACGCTCTCGCCGGCGTCCTCGACAACTGCTTCGCCAAGCACGTCCTAGATATCCACGGCGAAGACGTCCGAGCCGCAGCATGGAGATGACCGAATGACCATCATGAACGGCTACATCACAAGCGCCGAGGCTCAGGCCTACACAGGCGTCAATCTCGCAGGCTCGACGAGCCTCCTCGATGACGTGGTCGAGGCATCGTCCCGACTCATCGACGAGTACTGTGGCCGCCACTTTTACCAAGACGTCGCAGCGACTCGCTACTTCGACACCGACCACGCTCAGCAGCTCATCCTCGGACCGTTCAACGATCTCGCCTCGGTGACCTCGATCACTGAGGACCGAGCCGGAGATGGCACCTACTCAACGACTTACACCGCCGGCCAGTATCAACTCGGCCCAGTAGGAGCAGCGTCGAAGGCTCCAGTGGCGCAGCCGTTCACGTCGGTCAGCCTGCTCGATAACGTGACCTTCTCCGTCTCTGTCTCGACTGGCCGTCGAGGTCTCGTCAAGATCGTCGGGACGTGGGGCTGGCCTGCAGTCCCGATCGAGGTCAAGCAGGCCTGTCGGATCATCGTCGCTGAGGTCATGAAGCTGGAGTCCGCTCCGCTCGGGATCGTCGGCTTCGCAGACTTCGGAGTGACCCGAGTCTCCAAGTCGATGAGCCCTCGGGCGATTCAGATGCTGCAGCCGTACAAGCACGGCGGGAACTTCGGCATCGCATGAGCGACATCACGAACGGCGAGATCCGAGATGTCATCGCCCT